GTTAGTCATTCTTTCTAATCTTTGCAGTTTTAAATCTTTGTGCATAAAGAAGTCAGTAACATCATCTCTTGTGTATTCTCTTTTAGGTGGCGTCATATAAACCAAGCTGATTCTGTCAATGATACGTTTAGTAATGTTTATATTACCTGTAACTATCTTATCTAATGTAGATTGACTAAAGTATTTAGATGTATATGAACCAGTATCACCTTTGTAGTAATCTAAAGCCATATACCTATTTTGTTTCCACTTGTTTTTTCTTTGTTGATTAATATCCCATCTAGACATTAATACTGCTAATTCACCTATATTTGGAATCATATTGTTCTCCTGTTATCTATCAGTTGTTCCTATTTTTGCACGAACAGACGGGTGTTTATAATCCGTGTAGTAGCCAAGTGCATCACTAATATGGCTCAACTCGCTGTTACTTGCTTTGTCAATCTCCCTAGTACCAGTCTTTAACACTACCTGCTCTAAATCTCTAATTAAATTCTTGCATTTAGGGTCTATAACTATATTACCCTTGCTCAAATTGTTATTCATACTATTCACTCTATTAATTACTAATGGATTAATATGCCTAACGTGTACTATAAAATTTGACCTTTGTATTATCTGTATATCAGAATATCTACTAGAGGAATGTCTTGCTGCACCCGTTGCATCAGGATAAGCATTGTATTTAACACTAGGATATTTCTGCTTAATTGTATTCATCATACGTTCAGTTAATAAATCACCACTACCATCTTGTGTTAATAGTATCTCATCAATTACTTTAATTTGAGGACTATTTGGTTGTTCTTGTATGATACACGCAGCCATAGGCTGGACGTTAAAGTCGATTCCCACGTGTATGGGTAAGTTTGGATTGTACCTACACTCTTTAATGTTGCGTTTTCTTGAGAAGCCATTATAACAAATTCCTTTCTGCAAATTAACGAATTGTCCGTTAAGATATGCTTTTAGTAAGTTCTCATCATAGTTTTCTTTTAATGAATCAATGTATGATTTAGGTAGATACGGATTATCTTCCGTTCTTCCGTGTACTACATATTTATTAACTGATGCTTTATTAACAAGATAGTCGTGTGCAAACTTAAACCCTTCAGGTGTTGTAGTCATAAACAACTCTGCATCTTCACAACCTCTTAAACGTCCTAATGCTTTATTAACTGCTAATTCTGCATTACGTTTAGATTCAACATCAATCTCATCTATATAACAAAACGTATAGCTACTACCAACAATCTTATGTGCTTGATTAGTAACATATATCTTAATATCACCATACAATGTTTTAAACTTATGCTGTGCAATATTATACGAATAAGGAACACCAAACTTCTCTAATAGATTGCAAAAAGGTTCTACAAATACTTCTTCTGCTAATGAATAAGTAGGATATAATATTAAACCATTAGACTTACCCAATGAAGGATTTTGCAAATTACAAAGTGATATTAGAACTTTAGCTAATCCAACTTTTGTCTTACCACACCCAAAACCACCAACCAATGCTGTAACTCTAGCACTAGGATTACCAGTTTTCTTTAGGAAATCCCATTGGTGAGCAAAATAATTTTCTTTTTTTAATTCAGGATTATCAAGCATCTTCTAAATCTATTCTATTAAAAGGTTTAACTAATTCAACCTCTTGCTTCTCTGTATACCCTCTAATCTTGCCTTTTGTCTTTAAATAAAATATATATGCTGTTGTATGACCTTTGCTTTGTGGGTCTTTAATCTCTGTAAGTAAAGCATTTTCAGCTAAATCTAATAATTCTTCAGGAACATTATCACAGCTTTCTTTAAACTGCTCATCTGATTCTTTCCATCTGTAAAATGTTTGTCTTGATATGTTAAGTGCTTTACAAGATTCAGATACGTTACCCAAGTTCTCTGATAGTTGTTTTAGGAACTTCTCTTTTTTGTCTGAAAGTGTAACATCTGTAACATTACTTTTTGTATTTTTTGTGTTTTTATCCATATATCAGTATTGTAATATAATATAATAAATGAATTTTAAAACATATAATTACTTTATAATCACAACAGTTCTTTGTTTTTTATCTATTTCCTGTGATATTTTTATATCTAAATAATCAGGTGCATCATCATATATTAGCTTTTCATCAATTAAGCTATCTATTAAATACTTGCAACCACCTACTAAATTATCATAGTCTAACTTTCTTGACCTATAACTAATAATCTCTATTGAATGTTTTTCTTTTTCTTCTGTAAATTTAACCTTATTAAGTCGCATCTGATTCCTAACCAGTAAACACCAATGTTGCTTTTCTTTTCTTTTTACTGCCCAATGCTGTCTATCTAATATGTTCCTAGATAATATCTTCATAGGTAGTTCTAATTTAAGCATACCATTTTCTCCATTCTTTTAGCCTACGTTTCTTTTCTTCCTGTGCTTTTCTTGATTCTGCATTGTAGCAATCTCTACAACAACTTCTAGTATAACCATTTACTCTAACTCTTTGCCTACCAACTAGGTCTTGTTTACATTTTTTACAGTTTTTAAATTTTTCAGCCATTAATAACCTACTCCCTGACCTTCTGCACTCATTGTATCTAAATCATACAAAGTATCTTTTTGCAGCTTATGTCTTTTTTCATACATATCACCTCTTAAATGCTTATGCAGTTCTTGTAGCTTTGCTCTTGACCTTCTTATGCTTTCAGCACTAGATATTTTCTTTTCTAGCATCAAATCAAATAAAAGACTAATTGGTTTTTCACTAAAATAATAACCTAAACCACTTTGCTTTTTCCATACTGCACACATCAATTTAACATCACAATCTCTTAATGAAGGATTGTTTTCTAACAAACTATATACTATATCTTTACATTTTTTCATCACTTACCTCTATTTGGTTTTATTTTACTCTTACAACATCTACTATCTTTATTTAGTTCATACTCTTTAAAAAAATCACTTTCACCACATTTATCACAATAACCAACATAACAATATCCAGTAGCATCTAATTTAAAATCAGATAATTGTACTTTACCTTCAACATTCCAATCTTTGCTATTCTGAATCCATTTAGCTAACCTTCTAGCTATATCAAACGTTTTCTGCATCTCAAACTTCATCTTTGTCCCACTCATATTTGATTCTGTCCAGTAGTTACAGAAGTCTGCATATACTTGGTCATTGCAAGAGGGGTGTTTTTCATCAAAAATTTCCTTAACTCTATTATTAAATTTAGTTTCTCTTATTTCTTTATTATCATTATTAACATTATTGTTTGTATTTGGTAGTGATTTGGTAGTGGTTTGTTTGTGGGTTGGTTGTGGTTTGGAATCTTGATAAGTGTCATAGTTTAATAGACTTATCTGTGTTAATTTTTTGTTAGTTTTTACCACAATCATTTCATCTTTTTGTAATAAAAGTAGAAAGGTCCTTAACCTAGAATTACCCCAACCAAACAACTTACATAACTTCTTCTGTGATGTTATCATACCACCCTTCTTAACCTTATAAATGCTAGTACCCATAACAACCTTACGTTCTTTATGATTAACATTTAACAATAACCATATCCAAGCTTCAAACGTACTAAACTTATTAGAGGTCCTTAATATAGGATTATCAAGTGTTTTTCTATATAATGATACCCAACCCTTGCTCATAGCTTTATACCTGTTATTTCTTTAATTAAGACCTTATGCTTATTAGTTGGTGAGTTCTTACCAATCGCCCAGTAGTGTGCAGTTGTAGGTGATACACCACACTTTCTAGCTAACCAACTTAAACTTCTTTCATTATCTACTAAATACTTAATTACTTTAGTCATTCTATTCATATTTTTTTCTTTCATTTCAGTTTTATACATATCATCTAATATTATCATATATCTCCTAGTTAGGGAAGGAAGTGCAGCAGCCAAAGGGAAAAACGTGTTGTAGGAAACTGCTACACTCCCTATTTGTGATTAAAATGGTACTTTGTCCTCAAATTCTTCTACAATCTTACCTTGTCTAGCGTCTAAATGTTTCTGTGCTGTGTCTTTATGTTTATCAAGGTTTTTAGCTACCCACTTCAAATAGCTTTCATCAACATCTGACCACTTTGTACCTTTA